AGTTTTCCACATAAAGAAGACCCCCGCCTTTTTCAAGGCGGGGGCTTTCTGTGTCACGTTTAGCCGTGCTTTTTACCTAATATGTAACAAATGTTTATCTATTAGGATGTAGCTCCAGCCTCACCGATCATACCTCGTACAACAACTAGGCCATACATATCGGGACGAACCATCTTCTTCGCATAACGAGTCATGACTCCCTTACGGGGCACGAAATCATCCGGTCCAAAGATAGTAGGTGTGGTCTGTAGCGGCACATAAGGTGCGTATACATATCCGCTTTCAAGGAAAGAGGATCCACGTCGACCAACCAAGATGAGGTTACGATAGAAATACGGATCAACGTATATATCGAACTTCTTGGTTAGAGAACCGACCTTAACCGCACCAATGGAACCACGCTCGTCGTCAGCAGTGACGGAAGCACGGAAACCAGCGGTGAACTCAAGAATGTTGGCAACTTCAGGTCCGCAGACGACGAAGTTAGCGCCACCACGCAGAGTCTTACGGTGGATCGCGGCTGATACATCGTTAATGGTCTCGACAAGAGTCTCATACCACTCACTGACTGTACCGGTGAAGTCCGGAGCAGCAGAGCTAGCGCCAATTTCGGCACCAGTTGTACGGTTCACGAACAGACCCGGCGAACGGGACCAATACTGCGTACCAGCTTTCGAACCCTTAATGAGGTCCTCAAGGATCTCACGGTCGATCTCAAGAGCAATCTGCTCAGAGAGAATACTGGTAAGCTCAACCTCAGCATCAAGGTTGTGGTAGGCGTTGAGGTCTTGACCCAACTCCGGTGTCCACTTAGCCTTCAGCTTCTTGGTGATAGCGGTCACAGCCACGGAATCGACCTTAATGTCGATCTCGGGGATCTTCTCGTTATTCTCCAAGCCCCACGGGTCGTCACCGACTACGGAACCAATAGCACCACCAGTGACGAAGTCGTCAACAATGGGCCAGGATCCCGAAATTATGTTTGCTCCACCATCGCCTGGGTACAACGTACCACCGCCGCCCGCTGCGTGTGTTGAACCGGTCAGAAGCTCCTTCAACTGCAGAGCACTTGCGGCACCATCATACGATGCGATAACAACAATAGCGTGAGTAGATGCTGAGCCAGTAAAGCGCGTAAGACGCTTAAGCTGAACACCATACCGCGCTGATGCCGCGGATTCTGACGAGGCCATCTTGCCCATACCACCATAGCCGGATGAACTCGAAAGCACAATTGCATTTAGGTTACGAACACCCTCAACTACGTCGAAGTCGGTAAGGCCGCTCATAAGTATGCGACCAACGGCAACAGTTGCTGTACCAGACTGAGACTCAAGCTCAGGATCGAACTGACAAAGCTTCGGAACATCGCCGGCGGAAGAACTATACACACTTGATGTAATATATGCAATTGTAAACACCCCGGAACCCGTCGGAGACGAGTAGGCGTTGTTAAGGTTATATGCACCTTCCTCAGCTTTTTCCTCAGTAATCAGAACACCGTCAACGATGCCCTTGGCAACACGACCGCCACCATATAGTGACTCTTCATCACCTTGAGGATTACCGTAACCTAGACGGGGCAAGCCCGCGCCATCAGTGGAGACAGTGAAGTCAAGGAAGAAGATGAGACCACTCGGTAGGCTCATCGGCTGTACACTAACAAGATCGTTAGCGATTAGGCCAGCGAAAACACGACGAACGATGGGGAATGCGACGGCCGCGAAGCCCTCAACAGAACCACCCTTCATTGTGCTAGTTTCGCGTAGCAACTCTTTTGCTTGGTTTTCAAGCAGGCGCGCCATGGTTTGACGACTTTGTTCATTACCGATCCCCTCTAAGAGACCGGTCTTCTCCCACTTGGAAAGAAGAGCGTGGCTTTCAGCACGCATATCACGATTGACAATACCTTCTGTCAATCTTTCTACAATACTAGACATTTTAAAATCACCTCCTTATATATTTATGATTATTTTATTCCAGCTAGTTTTTTCATCCGATCCTGGAATGGATCAGACGCCGTGGACTCATGACGAGTCGCACGAATAACAGATGTACGATTACGACTGATAGCTTCGCTCAATGATTGTGGGCCTCTCTTAGGAGTGGTCTCCATTGTGCTTTGAAGTGTTTCATACATCGTCTTCGCTTCTGTTACAGAACCAGCATTGGAAATAGCTTCGACAATTTTTGTTTTTTGCCGCTCATTTAGGGAGGTATTTCGCAATACGCGGTTCGTATAAAGCAAGCGAGCATTGGAAAGGTTTACATCCTGCATACCTTCTCGCAACTCTTGAATTGCTTGCTTATATTGGTTGTTTTGCTCTTTAAGTTGGTTATTTTCTGCAACCAACTCTTCTTGAGCTTTGTTCAAATCTTTTAAATCTTCTTTTACATCGTCACTCTGTGCGCCGGCAATTTCTCTTTCTTGCTCATGCTTGAGTTGTGATGTGGGGCGGCCGGCCCAGCCAGATAGCTCTGCGCCTAAATCAACTGTGAGCTTTTCTGCGATGGCGGCGACGAGAGAATCCAAATTCTCCTCTTGCACGTCTTCGTTGGCATCGGGCTTGTTGTCCTCTTCGAGGCCGGCGTTTTTCATCGCATCAGAATCGGCTTCTTCTGCAGCGGCCGATCCGGCAAGAGCAGCAGCGCTGTCGTCGTTGCCCTCGTCTTCCTCGGCCTCTTCACCAGCAAAGGAGCCAGCATCCGTGGCCTCGCCAATGTTAATTTCAACATCTTCGCCGTCTTGAAGCTCTTGAAGTGCTTCTTGTAGGGCACCAAGATCAATAGACACCTCTACTTGCTCGCCATCGGTAGGCATGCCTGACAAATTTTTGCCATCAAAGTCAGATAGACCATTGGTGGCCGCATAAGGAATGTCACCTTCGTTCTCAGCAACTTCCTCGGCTTCGCCCTCTTCTTCGGCTGCCATGGGATCGCCCATATCGACGTCGGCTACCATCGGATCCATCGCTGGGTCTGCGGCGGGGGCGCCCATCTCTTCCGGGGGCATATCTCCGCCCATATCAAGGGCCATATCATCTTGTTCTAAGATATGGTCTAAGGTTTTTCTAACTTCATTAGAATACTTCTCTATTACAATATCTTCTGCATTTTTTAGCGCGGTTTCACGTAGCGCTGCGGCATCAACGATTGCCTCCTTAAGCAGATTGGACATAAATTAAACTCCTATTTGACAATGACTCAAAATAAATAGTATTATTAAACATTAAAGCCCATTTATACCGTGTTTAACTTCAAAGTGAAGACAAAAATATTTGTCTACTCATCTTCTTCTATCGGGATAAGCGCCATTTTGAATTTCTTTCCGGTTTTGTTGTTAATCACACACAGGTAATCTTCTTCCTCAACCACGGTCCAATCACCTCTATCGTTTTTAAGATGTAAGTCGCCTGTGTACACGTTGGCCCAGCGCAATGCAGCCGAACCAAGGTTGAGATTGTTGTCTGTAGCTGGCAAAACATGACTGCCGGCCGTGACGGACCCACTCGTTGCCAGTGTAGAGCCCAGCGTGGCGGCTCCCACCATATGTAATGTGGTAGAGCCTGATAGATCTGTGTCGCTAACCGATAACGCTTCAGTGGTGTTGTCACAGAGAAGCTTAATTTCGCCGCCAGTGCCTTGGTTTACAATAAGAAGATTTCCGCCGGCTCCCTGTTTAACATATGCTTTTTCTACATGGTTAGTGAGGAATCTAAGATAAGCATCTGTGCCAGACGCGGCGTCTACAGCTACTACCGTTGCACCGGGGCCGTTAACATGCAAGTCGTATAAGGGGTTTGTAAGACCTACACCAAGATTCCCCGAGAAGTGACTTTCTCCGCTAGCGCTGATTGATGTAACTGTGAGTGCGCCTGAACCAGAGATTGTTGTGGCTGTTACTGCTTGCGCTGATGTCGAGCCGGCTAGTGTAGTAGATCCCGAAACCGATAGAGTGTTTCCAAGAGTGGTGGCGCCAACAGCTTGCAACGTGCTTGAGCCTGAGATGGGCCCAGTGGAAGTTAAACCTACTGAGGTAAGTGAACCGCTGGCTGCAATTGTGCTGCTAAACGTTGCGGCGCCAACATTGTGAAGGGTACCAGACCCAGAGATGTTACCGGCCGATGATTCAATATTGTATACCCTGGTGGAGTTTGAGTATAAATCAAGGCTTCCTGTTCTCGCGTGGACATCATCGGCCGAGTTGCCAAAATAAGATGACCCACTAGAGTGAATTTCAGAAATACTTTTTATATGATAGCTGCTGGCTGAGATGGCACCTGAGACGACAAGCGCGCCGGTGAGAACGAGCGTGCTAGCGGCATAGCCGTGCACAGCCGCAGTGTGGTACATAAAACTTGTTGTGCCACTAAGTGCGTTTGTTCCCGTTAGGAACTGAACTGAACCAGTCGGACCTGCAACGTCAGGCCCGACATCGGTGCAGTCTACATATGCCCACCCAAAAGTAGCCATAGGTCTATCCTACCCCAATAGAACTCGAAGATCTTGAGTATAAGATAGGCTGTATAATTGAATTTTTGTTAGGTCTTCTCATACTCACTCTCCTTAAAAGGTACTGCATGCAGCAAAAACAGTAAGTTCCGCGTGATCGGCGCAAACAAAAGCAACTTTGTCTATTCCCGCTATATCATAACGCCGATACTCTCTATCAGATGGCACCTGTGCTGCGGGCGCGCGGGCGATATTCCCAATGTCAATCGAGGCCGCGGCGTTTGCGGTGTTCTGTCCTTGTCCGCCCGCTTCGCTCTCCGGTATTTCAAACCATCGTTGAAATGCGTGGCAATATCCAAAAATAGTAACGGGGTCGGGATCGTCCGAAGTGGTGAGGTCCTCTACTAGAACATGCAAATATCTTTGATTTTCTGTATCATAGCCTGCAGTTGTTGCGGTAACGCCTAATAGACGTGTGGTATTGGCCAAAACCTCAACTGCAACACCGCGGCCGGCGCCGGGGTTCAGACTCTTTGGGCTTCTTGTACGTCCCCAACTGTTAAAACCTGCCATAATATTTCTCCTGTCTCAATGGTCTTTCAATATAAATAGTCTCTATTTATTTCTATTACGTCTTTCTTGTGCTCTACGGCGTTTTTGTTGTTCACGAAGGGCTGCCTTTATAGCTCTTTGTCGTTTCTCTTTTTTCTTAACTGAGGGCTTCTTATAATATTTTCTATCTCGAACTTGTTCTACGATCTTTGCTTTCTTTGTTTTCTTAAGAAATCTTCGGATCATCTTTTCTACATTACCTCTAGTTTCCCTGCTGCTGACTGATACGTTTATCGCTTTATGAGACATCAGTTCCCTCCTCTACTTCATGTGCTGCCAAATCTTTGACGCGTCACCTACAATCGAACTAATATCTACGCCCGCGTCTCCGGGGGCGCCCAGATCTGTTTGGCCAGGTTTTGGCTCTGAATTGGACATTGGTGTCGTGCCTTCGAATAAGTCTACTCCATTATATGAACCTCTGCCAACAGCATCTAACATCTTCTTACGATGTTCTGCCATCTTGGTTCTTGCTTCGTTGTTTTTGTTTGCTACCGCTTTTTGTGGTGCGCGCTGCGACTCGACCAACGGAGCAGCATGCATTCCTTTGACCACCTCGGAAACCACATTGGACAAGAGTCCTTCTTCTAAAAGGACTTCGTGTATACACTCTTTAACTACGGGCTTGATTAACTGCTTTAATTCACTTTTTTTCATTTGCCCTCGCTTTGGCTTCCTTCAATTTAATGTCTTTAGCCTGCAGGTGCTTCTGTAGATGTGGCTTAACAATTTTCATCACGAGGCCCTTCAGGTCTTGTTGAATATCTGCCGTTACCATCTTCCTCTGTTCGCGGTCGGCTATATCTGCACCGGCGGCTTGACCAATCAAGGCGGTGACTTTGCCGGCGACAGCGCGGAAGGCATCGACCTGGCCCTTTTGAGGCTCCACTCTAGCGCCGGTGCCGGTCTTGCCTGCGCCATAATTCTTGGCTTCAGGACTAGCTTCGGTTGCCTTGATGGCCGAAGCTAGCTGGCCGGGGATCCCTTGATCGGGCTTATTCTTCTCCAGCCAAGCTACTTGTGCTTTTGCATATTCCAGAGCGTCTGGTTTAAGAATATTCTGCTTTGCGTTCGCATAATGATCAGCGTCTCTGCTGACAAGGTTATTGCCACTAACTTGATCAATTTCTGGCTTGCCTGCGGCGACCCACTTTTCAGCTGCGTTCGAAGGCTTTCCTCTACCGCCAGTTGCAGTGCTTGTATAAGCGGTGTCTGTTCCCATCTGGGCGCCCTTCTCTGCCTGGGCGGCTACTCTGGCTCGGCGACGGGCAGATCTGGAGGCTAGCTTTCCTTTGGCTTCGGTTATTAATGTTCTTTCGAGTTCTTCAACGATCAAATCAGCTAGTGTTGGAATGGTAGATTCTTGCACCTTTAAACCATTCGCTCTGAGTTGTGCGGATAAATCTTTCAATATCTGCTTTACGGTATTTTGAACTGCTTGCTTATCAAGTTTTATGGCGCCACCAGCAATTTCTTTATTATTAAAGCGTTGCATAATTTGGGTAAAAAGCTTTGAGTACAATGCGCCCTCACCGGTAAACAAAGCAACCGGAGCATCCGGCATTTGAATTTGCGGTTTATCACCAGGAGACATACCGGGGGTGCCTGTCGCAGCATCTGTGCCAGCGTCGGCGTCATCGGCAGATCCTGTCGCTGCGGTTGCGGCGCCTTTGGCGCTGCGGGGGCTCATAAGCGGATCAACAGGATAGCCTGTAGCAAGCTTGGTTTGGCGCTTGGCAGTACCGTAGTCTACTTTGGCTTTTTGAATCTTTTCTCTTGCGCCTGCCGCAGTTGCTTTAATCCTGTCCCAAAGGCCTTCGTCTAATTCTATTTCTTCTTCGCTCTCATTTAAATAATCGCGCCATGCATCTGCATATTTTTTGTCATCTTCAAAACTGGACCAACTACTCATTTTCTAACACCTCATTTAGCAGTCTGTTTATTCTGTCTGCTCTTGTAATAACATTAGAGGTTGATAAATCTTTTGCCTCTTTCATCATAAAGGCGCCGGGTGTCGATGGCTCTGACACAAAGTCAAAACAAATCAATTGAAAATCGTCTTCTACGATGGTGCTCCCTTGGTTCTCGCTAACAGAACCCATACCTCTTGAAGAGATGCCGAGTTTAACACCGGACTCTACAAGTGAGCGCAGAATGCCACCAGAGGGAGTATTAAGAACCTGAACTTTTCCCATCACATCTTGGCCATTCCACCACACATCTGTAACCATATGAGAGGCATTCTTTAAATTGATGACCGAATCATCTGGGTGGTCTAGTTCACCTAGAGCACGGCGCTCTTTTACAAGCTTCTTATAATTCTCGACCTCGCGCATTAAAACCTTGTGAGGATAAATACGACCATTGCCGTTTTGCGTGTCTGATCTCTGCATAACACCAGACAGCAACATGCCGCCATCGGCAACATATCTCTTTTCGTCTTCTGTTAAAAGATCTTGACAAACGCCGCCTTCACAAAGCTCGTAATATTCTCGTAAGAGTACTTTGCCCATAGCTAAGACCCTTTACAACAGTGTCTTACTGGTTGTAACATCCATTTTTGTGTCCAAATGTTTATGTTCATGTTTGATTCCTTCGTCTCCAAATATCATATTCATAATGTAAGATGTTCCCGAAGACAGCCATCCCAAAAGAAAGAAATTTGCAACGGTTACATCAAAACTAAATAGTTCTGTAAATGGAGAAAGTAGCATTAAAAACCACCCAACATGGAATCCCATGCACATTGGACATTCGAGCAGCTTTCGAATGGGGCCGCTCTTTGGGCGCCAACGATCAAATATCTTACCATATACTAAGATTTGGGTAAGCCCATAGGCTATTAAAACAAAATATATTAATTCCACTGATGCCTCTATAGTGTGTACAAGTAGTTTAGTGCGTAAGGATCTCTAACGTATCCCTTTCTAATGGAACCCTGGTCTGTGGAGTGTGGCACTTCGCCCAACTCTGTTGAATGTTCCTTATCCGGGTGGACAAGTTCGTCATCTGCCATTGAAACAATCGCTTCGACATTCTCAAAGTAGGGACGCTCTTCGTCGATGAAGCTTGAAATATTAACTAGCGCCAATTTTGATGCACTAAGGTCTTCATTTACTGGCGCCTCAAGGGTGCCCTCTACGGAACCATAGAATGCGCCGGCCTGAATCGACTCGGCAATCAAGACGCCTCTTTTTCTTAAAAAGCTCATTAATCTATTTTGAGCGCCGTATACTAAATCGTTCATTGTTTCTTTTGGAAATGCAACAACTTTATTTTTTGACGGAGACAGGACGATATCAATATCTCCATGGTCAAAAATCATAAGATCACCGCTGAGGCTTTTTCTTATGTTTAGTTCTAATTTGACCTTTTTTTCATTGGCGAATTCGCCAACTTTAATTATTATCGCCATCGCTATAAATTTCCTTAACTAACTTTTGGGTTCTCATAACTGTAAGTAGTACATCTTCATTGATATCTTGGTTGGCAAAGTTATCTAGCTTTTCAATAATTTTATTTGTCTTTGTAAGCATTTCGTCGTCTTCTTTGACCTCGGAAACTTTTTTAGCATTAACCATATCTTTCTTTAATCTTGTTATCTCTTCGTTTAGAAACATCTTCAACTCCACTGAGTTGTCTGTGAAGGAAGAAATGTAATGTGACAGCAAGCTCCTCTGCTCTTCTAAAAGATTCTCGGTATACTTATCGTTAAACTTGTTAACGAATGTCTTAAGGACTACGTTATCAACTTTAGGTTCATCTATTTTTTGATCCGTGACCTGGGTCATACCATCAATAATCTGATTCTCTAGCATAACAGTCTTCTTGGGGGATAGTCTACCATGAAAGATTTGAGATATGGTCGCCAAGGTCTTATAATTTGGGACGTAGTTTCCAAAGACTGATGGTGATAGTTCTTTATTGACATCATCTATTAGTTCTGTTTGAGCTTTAAACAGTCCGGATGGATCGATTAAACGTTGGGCGATTTTGGCTTCCCTCATTATCTTTTCAGAGGTTATTTTCTCAAGATTTTGTTTTCCACAAAGCGACCGGTAGCAAACTAAATCCTTTTTTAATGCGCTATTTGGTGTAAAGTGTTTCTTCACAAGATGAAGCGCTTTGTCTCTTACCTCTTTATCCCCCTTGAGGGTGGCTACTGTGGCTTCCCTAATGAGGGCTTCATATACAAAAGCGGTATTGCGTTTTTTGTTGTGTTTAATTTTCATCCTTATGCTCCGTTAATCGTTTCTTGTTTTCCAAACCTAATAAAAGATTTCGGATAGAATCGTTAATCTCAAATAATTTATCTTCTTCAGACTTTTCTCTCAATGTATAAATAGACTGCTCTTCTTCATAAATCCCTTTCGCAATACTAGGAATGGTATTGATTTCAGAACCCGGGAACTTAGCTCGTTTGGCGCGGCCTCTTTTCTCCAGGTTGCCCTGCGCTAACTGGTTCTTGCGAAAACCTGCCCTTTCACGTCCGTCTCTTTCAACGGGCTTATATACCTTTCCTTTTGCTTTAGGGGTGAGGCGCGGCGCGTTTCGAGAACCCGGGGGAACAGCCAGCAGGGGTGACTCGTCGCCCCCACCTTCTTCTGGGCCGGCTTCTCCGGCTGGCATCTCTTCTCCGCCCATGTCCATTTCACCGCCCATGTCCATTTCACCACCCATTTCACCGCCCATTTCACCGCCACCCAAAGTGCCGGCAGTTTCACCGGCGGCTGCAGCTTCGGCAACCGCCTGCAATGCTGCATCATGCTTGCGATCAAAGTATGTCTCTCGTTGGTTTCGCATTATTTCTTCATGTGACATACCAAAGACGTTTTCTGATACCCACCTACGAGAGAAGTACCCTTCTGTGGCGGCTGCACCAATGTCAAACTTTTGCTTCCAGTGCTCCAACTCTTGAAGTTCTGCAATCTTGGAAGGGTTATTAAGAGATAAGTCAAAAGCCAACAGGTCATCGCCTCGGAAGCCTAATGTATAAAGATGAATAATGCCAATCTTTTCAAGCTCTGAAATAATAACTCTTTGTAATCTTTGAATGGTTCTCGCAAAACGAATGTCTTTTTGAGCGAGAGTGGTTTTGTCTTCTGATGCTTCTTCTCCCATGGAAAGATAGGCCTGGGGTACCTTTAGTGCGGAGAATAGTTTGTCTCGAAGATATTTAACATCATCAATCTGTGTGATATTCGACGCGCCGGCAAGCGTTTGAATGTCTGTTGCTGATCCAGCGCGGACAGGAATGAAATAGTCTTCTTCGATGCTCATTGGATTATATCTTAGATCTATTCTGCCGCTATCCGCGTCCACAATGGAGTGTCGCTTAAGCTGTGAAACAACCTTTTGCATATATTGTTCTACCTCATGTGGGGGGATAGAACCTACATCAATCTTAAACATTCTTCTTTCAGATGAGCGTACAACACGGTAGGCCATCATCGCATCTTCCATCAAAGTTAACTGACGCCAAATGCGTCGGGCAGGCTCAAGAGTAGAAGTGCCGTAAGGAGCATACTTATCATTACCGAGAATACGGAAATGTGCGATCTGCCAATTCTCAAATGTCATTCCTGCTGAATTCCACTGATATTGAACATAGTTTGGATTGGTTGAATCCTGGCCTTCCAATCTTTCAAGTTCAGCTGTTGGCAATGCAATAACCGACTGTATTCCATACTTTTCATCGATATCCAGATACAAGAAGAAGTCGCCGTACTTACACATTGTGCGCGCCCAACCAAAAAGGTTATACTGAACGTTCAATATGTTTTCATATAGTACTGCCAGGACCGCTCTAATCTCCTCGTTCGGGCATTTAATGTTTAACATCGGTCGAAGATCAGAATACGTTGTCATCTCATCTGCATATATGTCCATTGTCGAAGCTATCTCAGGCATGTATTCCATCTGGTCAAAGTCAACATAACGCTCTCCTCGTCTCTGACTTTGAATCGCGCTGGTGGCCATTGTGTCAAGAGGGTTGTATAGTGACTTTTTAAACTGTTGGCCGGAAACAGATTTGAATCGTGAAGAGAACTTGTCTAAATGTTGTCTTCTAATCCGGCGTCCGGACTGAGAGCGGTAGTTTATGATCGGGCCGGAGAATAATCTTGTTAATGCTTTAAAAAGATTTGAATCTTTGTTTTTGGGGTTTTTATCACTTGGTGCCATTTACTTTCTCACTTTATAATCCATTTGTATTGTTCATACATTTGTTCTGCTTCAGACATTTTATCAAATATATTACCTTTTTTGTAGCCATCTTGTCCTTTTATTTGTGTATTCATCGTTGTTTTTGTTGTATGAATCGCATTTACAAAAGCTTTTTGATAATTTAAATCTCTTGCATTTGCTTGAAGGGCCGTGTCTCTAACCCAACAGGCAATTGCAAGAGCCATAATTAAATCATCATTATAACTTTTCATAGCTTGGGGTTTTCCATTCCTCCAAATAAATGTTTTCATTTCATTGACGGTGCGAGATGAATATACTCTAATTAGTTTATTTCTGATAAACTCTTCTAATTTCGCTACGATAAGCGGCCGGGTTTTCATTGACGTTGTAAAACCAGGCACGGCGCTGGTGACGTTCTCAGCTTGATATTGTTCGATGTATTCGTGTGTGGACTTAATAGAGTGATAAACATTTGGATATTGAAAATCAATAAGTTTTTCCAATACAGAATAACCAATGTTGTTGTTCTCGACCACCAGCATAGCGTTTCCAAACTCTCTTCCAGCCTGATTAAGCAGGTTGGCATACATATCAAGCGTCGGTTTTCCCTGATATTCTCCGACGCATTCCAGTGTTTCAAGTTTTATAACGTGGAACGCAGAGTTATCGGCGCCGTCGCCTCTGGCCACATCTGCAACCAATAAATAATTACATGTCGGATCAAACTCTTCCCAAATCCAAAAGTTTCTATCAAATCCTGTTCGATGCTTTGGTTCTCTTGTGCTGGCCAAAAGCCATTCCATGTCGTCTGGATCGATAACAGTCTCGCCAGATGTATTAAAGTTGCATTTAAGCTCCTGCGCAATTTGGCGCTTGGACATGTTCTTGGTTTCTTTCTTATACCACTCTTCGTCGCGGTCAGGGTGAACATCCCAAGGTAATGTCGTTAAGTTAAAGTTGTTGGAACCATCTTCGGCGTCTGCGCACGTCTTATGAAACCAGTTGCCGACACCGTTGGGCGTAGACAGCGCTATACATCGACCACCTGTTGATAGTGTGGGATACAGACCGGTCCAAAGTTCGTCGAGGTTCTCGATGTGAGCAGCCTCGTCGAGGACCAAGAGAGACAACGCCTCAGAACGACCGGCATCTCCGGAGGTAGAGGCAGCTTTAATAGATGAGCCATTTGAAAGCTCAAAAGATGTTCTGTTGTCTACGTCAATAGTTGATATTTTGAGCCAGTCGGGGAGATTTCGCATGACGCTTTTTACTTTCTTGACGAGGTTCCCGGCTGTGGCAAACTTTGTTGCCATGACAAGAATGGCCTTATCACGATGGAATAGCATCATCCACACAATATAGCCGGCGGTAATGGTGGATATACCGAGTTGGCGCGCTTTGAGGATTACATTAAAGCGATAGTCGTTAAACTCTTTGAGAAGCTCATCTTGAAAGTCATACGTGTCAAAAAGAATCAGCCCGTGCATCGGGTGTGATATACGGGCATATGTGTTAAGAAAGTAAGATGGATCCTTACCGCATTTTAAGATCTCTTTGACTCTTTGCTTTTTGTCTA